AGGTATGACAGAGATTGCGATATACAACGTCCACCACCTGCCACCTGAGAGGCCACTCGGGGGTATTATTAAGCAGGTTGTGGTGGGTGACCACAACGAGCTTTCCTTGCGTTTTGGGTCAATGCGAGCGTATTATGCTGTGTGGAAAGAGAAAGGCAATCCGACTGATATCGTTGGGTTTCAAGGGTACCGTAAACACATTGATATAGAAGACCCCTATCCTTCTATATGGAAAGAGGTCGGTCTAGAGAGGTTTCAGAAGTACCAGGAGTATCTGGCGTGGCAAGGCGAGCAAACCATTAGGAATTTACTATCCCGGTTCAGTATGATAGTTACACCTTCGTTCCCCCTAATCGAACAGGGGGGTATGGCGAAGGATTTCTGTGTGTCTCGTTCCCGTAATGACTGGGATACATTTGTATGGCTCGCAAACCAGTTCGAGCGCTGGGAATGGGATAGGTCCTTTGTAACGAGCCATTGGTTTATAACCACACGAGCAGTTTTTAATCGGTTCATGAAAGAGTGGTGGGCTATTTTTTCTGAGCTTGAAAACTTTATCAAATCCCGCGATGCGTGTGACCCGGCCTATCCTCCCCGCGCCCTTGATTTCTTAACTGAGAGGTTTTTTACAGTGTGGATGCACCGCGAGGAAAGTACAATGGGCGGGGTCAGAACCGTTACCTTGCCGCTCATGATTTGCTGGGGTGCAAAATAATGCGGTTCACCCCCCGGCCCCACGCCCCCGGCGATATGCTGCAAGCTATTCGCAGATTGGGCGTTCCAAGGTTCTGGGACGCCGCCGCAGCGCGGCAACAGTGCTTCGTTACATGTGTGGAGAAGTGATATGCGAGAAATTACCTCTTGCGAGGTCTGCGGCAACCCCAACATAACAAACGACCCCCGCCTGCCGCACATCCTCGATTTCGGGTCGCATCCGCTCCAAGACGATCTCGTGCCGATTGGGGATAAACGGGTGTGCGAGCGATACCCTATCGGGGTATTGTTTTGCGAAACGTGCAAGACGGCGCACCAGCGGTACCAGCTCCCCAAGACTAAGCTGTTCAAACTGGAATACACCTACCGATCCAACCAGACGAAGGACGTACTGGATGGCATGGAGCAGCTTGTTGACGAGTACGAGGCCCGCTATGGTCCTGTACACGGTAAAAAGGTGCTTGATGTTGGCTGTAATGATGGTAGCCTGTTAGATGTATTTTGGCGCCGGGGCGCCCACTGCCATGGTATTGACCCTACCGATGCCGCTAAAGAGGCGCGCAAGAAAAGCCATGCTGTCAGGCAGGCGTTCTTTGACGTGCCCGCCGCTGTTGATTTGTTTATGGACTACGGCGTGTTCGACATCATTACGTTCACGAATGTGTTCGCGCACATCGAGCACCTGCCGTCTCTCCTGCGTGCTCTTCGTATCCTGATCGGCCCTAATACCCGGATTGTCATTGAGAACCACTACCTAGGAGCGGTCCTTGCGACACATCAGTTCGATACTTTCTTCCATGAGCACATCCGCACTTACAGCTATAGTTCCTTCCGCTATATCGCTGCCGGCTTGGACATGGTTGTCGATCACGCCTCGTTTCCTCGTCGTTACGGTGGCAACATACGGGTTATTCTCGGGGCACAGTCCACCCCTTCTACAAACGATGGACTGGAGTATATCCGACGTGCGGAACGTAACTTTGGTTTCGAGTTGGCGCAACTAAACGCGTTCATCAAGCACTGGAAGAGCAGTAAGCGACAGCAGATAAATGAGCTAACGCAGTACCACGGGTCTGTGTTTGCCCCCATGCCCGCTATCGCGCTCCCTGCCCGTGCCCCCCTCCTCATCAGCATGCTGGGGCTCGACCGTAACCAGATCAGCGCGGTGTACCAAATACCGGGGTCCGCAAAGATCGGGCACTATGTGCCTGGAACCCGGATACCAATTCTCTCTGACGAAGAGTTTCCGTGGGATAGTACCGGTCCGGCGCTTAATCTGGCGTGGCATATCCCCGCTGAAATTGAAGCTAGATACCGGGGGCTTGGGTTCAGAGGCGAGTTTATCCAGGTTATTTCAGAGGACACGAACGATGTCTAGATTCTTATTAGTCCTTCTGTTGGGTCTGTGCCTTGCCGGGTGTGAGTCTTCTGAAGAGAAGGCCGCCAAGTGGATAGCGTTCTGCGTGGACGGGGAGTTTACCGTGAAGCAGTGCCGGGTTCTCTACGCCATGAAGGAAAGCTCTGACGACGCCGCTAATGCTGCGGGGGTTGCGTCGATGAACTCTATCATTGCGGCTGGTGCCGCTGTTGGGAGAAGATAGCCTCCCGCCCCTTAAGCCATTGTTTACTACCCCGGCGTTATATCTCCCGAAGAGGCTCTTATCGCCTTTTCGGGAGATTTTCTATGGCTAATAAGTTCAAGGCTGGCGATAACGTCAAGTCGGGTTCCGGTTCGAAGTCTGGCCGCAAGGACAGCGGCAGCGTTGGCGACATGAACACGTCCGCCAAGGTGACGCACAACGAAACGTCCCACGACGTTACCTTCGCCAAGGGTGGTTCCACCCCGATGTTCGGCGAGCAGGTTGCCGGTGAGCGCACCGGTGCCGACAAGTCGCCGTCCACTGGCAAGCCGGATAGCTCGGGACCGGGCGCCGAGTTCGCCAAGGGCGGATCGGGCAAGATGTTCGGCTTCGCCGGCTCTATGCCCGCTCGCGACGGTATCACGAGCGCACGCTAATGGCGGGGCGTAGTGTAGGCATTAAGGGCGGCAAGACCCCTCTTTCTGTGCCGTCCCCAGGGTCCGGGATGCACAACGATTTTGTGCTTGGTTCACGCCCCGGTGTCCTGCGCGCACCCCCGCTTTCCCGCCCCCCGAACATTAAACCGCAGGCTGCGGGCACGCGCGCCTACGGCAAGCCGCTTCCGGTTGGTGACACCGGCATGAGTGGAATGTCCTGATGTTTAAGAAGCACATGACCCCCCTCACTAAAGGTGGATCGCTCGTGTCCCACAAGGGCAAGGGCTCGTCCCAGGCCAGCATGCCGAACCGCAGGCAGGTTGGTCAATTGGCGAACGCGCCCAACGCCGGGCTTAATGACTATTCGAAGGCTACCCCCATGGCACAACCGTCGCCCTCTTCAGCGGTTCCCGGCGTTGGCTCAGGGGACTGGTCTGGGGATGGGATGTAGTGGCGGTTGATTCCAAGAGGGGCCTTAGCGAATGCATGGCCCTGCTCAAGAACGCCGACCCCCGGGTGGCCGATAAGTTCCTGCGCCACCTAGAGGCGTACGTAACCGATCTGACTATCGCGGTTACCGATGCACCCCCCGATTGTATTCTGGTTGCGCAAGGACGGGCCCAGCAGGCCCGTAAATTCCTGCTGTTGTTCACGGAATTGGTCCGTGACGGTAACGCGCCTTCACCGTGATTCCACGCTGAACGCGACGTAGGAGACGATTATGGCCGAAGCTTTGCTGCCGGTTGACACTAATGTCGCCGTCCCCGCTTCCGTACAACGCGCCGCCGCTGCGGCAGTCGCTGCCCACCAGGCAGCGTATGGGGGGGAAACGCCTCCCGAATCCCCGCCGCAGCCTGATCCTGCTCAAGTAGAACCCCCGCCGCAGCCTGATCTCGCACCCGCGCCACCTCCTGTCGAGTTGTCCAAGCCGGAAGATCGGCAGGGTGTGGACTCTACCAGTTGGGAAGGCAAGTACTATGCGATGGAGGGCCGCTACCGCCAGTCGCAGGTGAGTATGGGCCAGATGCAGCAGCAGCTGTCCGAGATGGGGGACGAGCTGTCTCGCATGACGCAGGCCATGCAGACGCGCCCGGCGCAGGAACAGCACCAGCCCCAAGCCAAGTACGTCACCGACGAGGATGTCAAGACTTACGGGCCAGAACTTCTGGATACCGTGCGCCGTGCCGCTCTCGAAGCCGTGCAGCCTGATCTCCAGCGGGTGGCACAGCAGAATCAGCAAACAAGTCAACGGGTTGCACAGACGCAGCAGGCCACGCTGTATCAGCAACTCGACGCCCAGTGCCCAGAGTGGCGACAGATTAACCTCAATCCACGATTTAAGCAGTGGTGCAATTCACCAGATATTTACTCCGGTCAGTTAAGAGGTCGATTGCTGAACGCAGCAGTTCAAGCGGCTAACGCCCCTAGAGCAATAGCGTTCTTCAAGGGCTTCCAAAATGAGGAAGTCGCCACGGGCAACGCGCCAGCGCCGCAGGCAGAGCCGCTCCCACAAGCGCCTCGTCAAGCCGCGACAACGCTAGAAGCGATTGCTGCTCCTGGCAGGGCTCACCCAGCGTCCGGCGGTTCATCCGGGTCTGCTGCTGACAAGCCAATCATCACTCTCGCTCAAATCCGCCAATTCTACTCACAGGCAGGCCGAGCGGCCTACGTGGGCAGAGATGCGGAACGTAAGGCGGACGAAAACATGATTTTCGCCGCGCAACGGGAAGGGCGAGTCAGGTAAACCCGGGGCGACGTTCACACAAGGAAGAAGTCGCTCCTACTTGAGGAACGGCTTCTATGTCTATTCCTAGCTCTGGTTTTCCCGGCGCAACGTCGGGTTCCAGCCCCGCCCTCTACCCTGTCGGTAGTTCGGGCAATAACCTTCAGGCGACTGGGTTTATCCCGGAAATCTGGAGCGGTAAGCTCGTCGAGAAATTCTACGCGTCTACCGTTCTTGCCGCCATCTCGAACACCGATTACGAGGGCGAGATCAAGAACAAGGGCGACCGTGTCAAGATTCGCACGAAGCCCACCATCACCATCCACAACTATTCGTCTGACGGATTGCTTGGCCTCGACCGGCCGACCGCCGGCACCGTGGAACTCTACATCGGGAATGGCAAGTACTTCTCGCTGATTCTCGATGACGTGATGGAAATCCAGTCCGATCTGAACATCCTCTCGATGTGGTCAGACGACGCGGCGCAGCAACTGAAGATCACCGTGGACCAGGACGTTCTGGATGGCATCGTGGGCCAGATGGCCGCCGCCAACCAGGGCACCGCCGCAGGTGTCATCACTGGGTCGCTCAACCTTGGCGTCAAGGGTACCCCCCTTACCGTCGTGGGCCGTAACCCGGGCGCTGGACAGGTCGAGCTTCTCGACGTGCTCCTGCGTATGGGACAGGTGTTGGACGAACAGAACATCCCGGAAGTCGGCCGCTGGGTCGTCATGCCGGCGTGGGCTGGTCGCCAGATTAAGCAGAGCGAGCTTCGCCAGGCATACTTGTCGGGTGACAGCGTGTCGATGCTGCGGAATGGCAGGCTGGGGATGGTTGATCGTTTCACGATCTACATCAGCAACCTTCTGCCGAACAACAGCACCGACAGCACCAACTTCGCCTCTGGCGAGTGGCCGATCTTCGCTGGTCACGCGCATGGTCTGACCTTTGCCAGTCAGATCAGCAAGGTGGAGACCCTGCGTTCGGAACTGACCTTTGGGCAGATCCTTCGGGGACTTCAAGTTTACGGATATCAAGTTGTGGATGGCAAGGCTCTGGTACAGGCTCAGGTGACTCCGGGCTCGTAATTGGCTATTATCGACGGTAACGGGGGGCCTCGGCCCCCCGTTTTCGTTACCACTCTATTAACTCCCCCACCGCATATTGGGCTCCATCTGGAACCGGTGAAACCCAATGGCAGGCGACGAGTTTTGCAGCGTACAGGACTACATTACTGACGTACGCACGATCATTCTCGATAAGACGCCGCCGTTCCGTTATGACGACGATAGCCTGGTCACGGCCCTCAACGTCGCCATGCTGGAAATCCGCCGGCTGCGGCCGGACCTGCTCGTGTGCAAGTACCACGCAAAGGTCCCCCAGTTCATGGCGGTGAGCGGGGAGATCGTCCCCATCGAGCCCCAGTTTCGCCTTGGGGTTGTGTACGGCATTGCCGCACACGCGCTCCTGCGGGACGAGGAAGACGTGCAGGACAGCCGCGCGAATACCTTCCTTGAACGCTTTCACGATATCCTGGTGGGAATACGGCCCGCTCCGATCCAGGGCGGGACGCCATCGCCTGAGCAGGTGAAGAAGTAATGGCTAACTTAGAGCGCCATACGTTCGACATGCTGATGAACCAAGCGCGGATTAAACTACCGGGCTCGTCCGACAGCGGCATCAAGCTCGAACTGTACGACGTAATGAAGGAGTTCCTCGCGGATAGTAACGCGTGGACGGAAGACATTACGTTCACGGCGCAGCCGAGTGTTACTATGTATTCGCTCGTGCCGCAGTTCGGCGGCCAGATCATAAATCTTGTCGGCGTGTGGGATGACAAGATGATACCCATTCCTGCCTTCATGCCGCACTTCGGCACGATACAACTGGTGAACCAGGCGTCCACTACGCCTAACCAACCGGTGTGGACCGCGCGTGTTACCAAGAACATTACGCTGCCGACTACTCGTGACGATGTACCCGTAGCACCCGACTGGATTTTGACGGTCTACAGTGTACACATTCTTGACGGTTTGCTTGGCAAAATGATGGGGCAACAGGCCAAGTCATACTCGAATGACAAAATGGCGGCTTACCATCTTAAGCGTTTTCGGACCGGCATACAAATCGCGCGGACCGCCGCCATCCGCCAAAACACCAAAGGCGCACAAGAGTGGGCATTCCCGCGCGGGTGGACGACATCCACGCAGCGCGGGGGTGTCTCTACCGCGTGGCCGACGAGGGCCTTCTGATGGGCACGTGCAGCTGTAGTCCTCCACCCTCAAGTGCCCACATTCAAATCATTACTGCGTCGAATGCGACGTTCAACGAGGCGTACCAGTTCGACCCGCCGCAGCCCGGTGTAACGCCGCCGACGTGGACTCTGTTTAATCATTTCCGGCTCGATGTGAAGTACGCATACGACCTGATATCTCCGACGTTGTGCTCATTCACATCTGACGCGG